GATTGCGCTTTGAGCCCTTCAGCCTATCCCGCTTGGGTGCGGGAGTCTGTGCTTTTGTCCTGGCCACCTAAAAACCCTCCCGGTCAGATTCAATACTGACCAGACAGTTTATTTCTAACCAGCGTGACACAACGCGTCAAGCGCTGGCGCATCGCGTCATGATTCTCCGTCGCTGGTGGTCGTTGTCAGGTCAAGCTCTTTGCGCAGCTGCGATTGGATTTCAGGGCTGGGGGTGATCAGCCCGGCATTGGCGTAGCCCGCCAGCGTGCGCATCCTGCTCTCGTTGTCCAGTTCTTCGACGGCCGCGTGATTGACATTGGGAGTGAAGACCATCCCCAGCGCTGCGTCCAGTGGGAAATTGATCTCGATGAATTGACGAAGGATGCGCTCGGCGGCACGCGCCGGGATGTCCGCCCAGAAATCCATGGTGTCTCGCGCTTCGCCGCTGGCGTCCTTGCGGGCCGCAAATGAGCCGGTGCCTTGCAGAGACATCAAGCGGTGCACATTGCCCAGCGCCTTGCCGATCTGCTGATCAAGCGTCTCGATCTGCTTGGAGAGGTCGGGCACCGTGTCGCTGGGCCGGATGTATTCGACCTTATGATCGCCGGGTGGCAGCATGAGGTACGCCACCTGCTCGGCGGTGCGCCCGTCAAGCTGCATCTTGATTTCAGCGCGCGCATCTTCGGTCATGGGGTGCGCGCCGTCCTCCTTGACCACCAGCAGGCCCAGGGTATTCACCTCGGTGCCCAGCGTCTGGAGCTGCAAAGTCTTCTGCTTGGCCTTGAGCAGCACCTGGGCTGGGCGCAGGGCGCTTGACCCCTCCAGATCCCCAGGGGACGCAGGCAGAAGCGGCACGTGACACACGCGCTCCCAGGGAATGACCACCTCCCCGGCACCGGAGCCGCCGAAGCTGTCTGTCTGGCTGTATGTCCGCTGGACCAGGGCAAGCATCCCCGTGTCAGGATTGTCCTTGAAGACCCACTCGTCCACGGTCCATGGCATGATGGCGCACGGCAGGTCAGGGCAAAGCAGGCGGCGCATCTTGCCATCGACCTTGATGGGCACCAGGCTGGCGGTCTTCTCCCCTGTGTAGAAGCCACACACGAAGGAAAACCGCAGCACGTCGGCCAGCCACTGCGCCCAGGCATAGTCGGCCCCCGTCGCGGTCCACTTCGACCACACGTAGGAACAGAACTCGTATTGGCGTTTACGCGCCGCCGCCGCGGCGGCGTTGCCCTGCCAGTACGTCGGCAGCTCGCCAAGCTCCAGGCGCCACGGTGCGGCGGTGATGGCCGCGGTCATGCCCATCAAGGCGTCACGCACCATCGGCATTGACGATCCCAGCTTCCAATAGAGCCCCACGTCGCTGGAGATGCCGCGGGCCTTGTAGGGCGTCAACGCGCGGTTGTACTCCAACTGCTGCCGCCCGACACTGAATGGGATGCCATTGACCCCCTGCCGCTGGTCCCACTCGCTCTTGGGCACCGTCAGCTTTTTGCCTCGGTACTCCACGATGTCTTGATCCTCGCGCATCTCCACCACGGGCAAAGCGCGCTCCACCATCATCACCATTGCTCAGTCCCCATTCGTCGCTTGCCCACGGTGGGGCGCTGATTTGTGTTCGTATTGCGCCAGCGAATGACCATCATCGAAAGGCAATCCACGTCTTCGTCGTGCGGTCGGCCAGGAAAGCCCACCCACTCGGAGACGACCGTGGACGCCCAGGGTGCGTTTTCGCTGGTGGGCAGGTGTATCTGCCCAGCCTCCCAAAGGATGGAAGCGATTTTGGCGCGCTCCCATTTGGACCCGTGCTTGTCGGGGCTGAAGCCCACCACGCCGGTCATCTCGTCACCCAGGACGTCAATAACCCCCGGTCCATTCGCCTTGTCTTCAATGAGCTTCAGGGTCGCCGTCGGCCAGCGCGCCGCTACGTTGCGTAGCATCTGCTGGGTGGCCTTCATACCGCGTTTGTCTGCCTCACGGTCCAGCAGGTAGCGGTGCGGCCCCTTGCGGCCCCAGACATGGATCGCCACCGGGTCGCTGGTGTCGAGCCCCTTAAAAGAGCAGTCCATAAAGATCGCAATCTCGTCGCAGAGCTGGGCCTGGACTTCGGGGGTAACCTTGTAGCGCCGGTCTTCGGTGTCGTGGTCAGCCTTGAAGAGGCGCCCGCCTTTCGGATTGGGGCGCTGCTGGTACTGGCCGTCGTAGTCGTCGCCCAGCTCCAGCTTGATCTCTTCGACCTCGGCGCGACCAAAGCGCTCCGGGTGTAGCAGCTCGCCGGGCTCGGTGCGGGGATCTTCAGGGTGGACGTGCGGGTGGTCGGGCTCGTACTCCATGGGCAAGACCAGATGGGGCCATCCACGCTTGATCAGCGCCCCGGCCAAGTCCATCTCGTGGACGCGCTGCTGGATGACCACACGGGCTGCCTTGCGCTTGTCATTGACGCGAGAGCTAAAGACCTTCAAGTACCACTCGGTCACTTCCTTCATGCGCTCGGCAATGCGCGCCGGCTCGCCCATGATCACGTCACTGGCGTCGTGTGGGTCATCGACCACAGTGTCATCGCCGCGCTTCCCCGTGGACTTCTTGCGACTGACGCACTGCCTAAAGCCCTGTCTGGTGTTCCTGAAGTGACCCTGGGCGTTCTGGTCGCGAGCCATGGTCCACGGCTCCACGCCATCCAAGGACGCCAGCGCCGCCACCCACCCCCGATACAAGTCGCTCTCGATGATCAAGCGGGCCTTCATGGAGTCGCGGCGCATCAAGTCGCCGTCCTGGGCGTGGTAGAGCTTGCGCTTCTCCGGTGTGCGCAGCCACTCCCACGATGGCCACGCGACGGAGACCAAGATGGATTTCATCGTCCCCGGTGGGATATTGATCACCAGGCGCTTCAGGTCGCCACGGGTGACGGCCTCCAGCTTCCGGCAGATCAAGTCGTGGTGCCACGACCAATCGAGGTCAATCCCCGGCTCGATGATGGGCCAGATGCGCTTGGTGTACTCGGCGAGGCTATTGTGCACCAGACAGGCCACGGCCACGTCAGCGGTCAGACCCAGATCCAGCGCGGCGTCTTCAGTCATTGCCCGACTCCAGCTTCTGGGCCAGCTCGCGCAGCGTGGCGGGGGAGAGGGTGCGGGGGTCGATCTTCGGGGTGATCTGATGCTGGTGACCGGTCACATCAGACGCTTGGCCGCGAATGGCGCGCTCCAGCTTGGCGGCATCCCTCCACGCCGCCAGCGCCTCTTTGGCGTCGGCGTCGGGCAAGACCTCCAGAAGACGAAGCAAAGCCAGGGTCTGTACCTGCGTCGCCGCTGCCGCCTGAAGCCTGCTGCGCTCCTCGGCCTCTTCTTCAAAGGCGCGCTGGGCGATCTCTTCTTGATGGGCGTCCCATGCGCGGGCGCGCTCCACCCAGCCATGAGCAGAAGACCAGTTACGAACGTGTGTGGGCGCCTCAGGAGTACTTCTTGAAGACCTTTTGAGTATCACGTCTCCATACACATTGAGAGCAGCGGCCAAGAGTGTTCTGTCGCGCCCCATGTCCCGATAGACGCAGAACACCCTATAGGACTTGTCGGTGTCCATTGGCTGCCGCTGCCAGGATTTGGGTGTGCTGTCGCCGCTCACTCCGACCCCCGGCTTTCCACGCTGTCTGTCTGGCTGATCATCGTCTCGACCTCCTGATATGAATCCTATACATTGCGTGGCGCTTTGTCATGCAGGGGGCTCATGTCCCGCCCTTCACCACCACGCGCCCAGCGCCCTTAACATGCTCTGCCCAGCGCTCTTCAAGCTCCAGGCGCTCCGATGGGATTGTCACCGTGGGCGGCTTGCGGGGCTCTACAGGCCGTTTGGGCAGACTGTCTTTGAAGCCATTGTCCCACCCCGGCGTGCCCAGGCGGAATGCGGCCCAGCGAAGCGCCTTGCGTACCGCGTACATCGTGGCAATGTTCGACGAGTCGAAGACCCCATAGGACACATCGCCGCGCTTCAGGGTCCATGTGCTACCGACTCGGTGGAGCTTCACGCGCTCATCGTCGAGAGCAAACCACACTGCCTCATACACGTCCTCGACCCACTGTTCCGCCATCTGGCGCCAGCGAACCCCATCAACCTCTACCACTTCCCGGTCCACGACGACCGCCTTTGCAGCCTCCACAGCCTGGTCATCCCCCAGCAGTCCATCACCCCTATCCCTGCTGCGCTTCGGGTCAAAGCCGTCAGGGTAGCGGGCTTTGAGCTTGGCCACGTTGGCCGAGGCCACCTCGGACAGGTCCAGCCCCAGCGCCCGCGCCATGGTGGCCACGTACCAAAGCACGTCGCCCAGCTCGCCCTTGATGTGATCGATGCTCAAGTCATGGCCCTGGTGGTGGTGCTTCTTGATGTGGTCTGCCACCTCACCGGACTCACCCGCCAGACCCAGGGCGCACTCGGTCAAGAGGCTGCGACGGTCTGCCACCTTTGCGGTGCGCAAGGCGCTTTCTTGGTATTCGTCAAAGTCCATGATCAGTGCCTCAAAATAACGCCTGCTGCCCCCTTGGAGGCTCTACAGGCTGTTTGTCTGCTTGCTTCTTTTGCTCGATCGCGCTTGCCGGATCGGCGTGGGCGACACGGGCGCGGGCAATCGCCGCATAGTCGGCGTTCATCTCGGACCCCACGAAGCCCATCCGCTCATGGACGCAGGCTAGCGCGGTGGTCCCCGACCCCACGAAGGGATCGAGGACAAGACCACCGGGCGGCGTCACAAGGCGCACCAGCCAGCGCATCAACGCGATGGGCTTGACGGTGGGATGGAAATTGTGCACGGCGTCTGCCGTGCGTCCTGCGCCCGCTCGTGGGCTTTTGGTGCCCTTGGAGCCCTCCACCCTGCCCACGGCTTCAGCGCCGCCCTTGGCTGGCAGATGCCCACACCCGGCTTCTTTTTCGGCACGGGATGGCTTTGCCTGATACCTGAAGGTGGGAAAGAATCGATCGGCGGTTCTGAATGTGGAGCTGGTATGCCCCGACTGCTCACCCACCAATCGCACCGGGCAATCCGGCGCACATGGGCCATCTTCGACACATGTTGCGCTGTGAGTCATGACCAAGTTTGTCGGCCAGCGCCCTTTATCGAGCCGAGCAATATCGTTGGTGGGCTTGCCCTTGGCATTGCCAAACATCACCCCGGCCTTGTCCCCAAAGTTGATAGCGGCGGGACCGCCGCTATCACCCACCCGGCAATCATCGATGTTGAGCCCGCCCGTGCCATGCTCCAGCACGGTCGTGGCCACGGTCCCCGCAAGTGGCTTGCGCACAAGCCACCAGACCTCTTGCCCCGGCTTGAGCGCCGTTCCCCAACCGTCCCATTGCTGGGCTTGCTCAGATGCGGGCGCGGTCAAATTGGGTGACGGCTGCCAACCGTCACCCATTGTCACGCCGCCGCGTTGACCGCGGGGGTTTGGATGCTTGCCCACCACTTCACGCTCTGTGCCAAGGTGCGCATCAATCGCCTTGCCCACGTCCAGACTCTTGGGAAAGCCAGACCCGAAGAGGTGGTGCACGGTATCACGGATTTCAAAGCCCGCAAGACGCAAGGCGATCCCGGTCAAGTCACTGGTCCTGGGGATCGCCCACACAAGGCCGTGCGCGCCCGGCTTCAGGACTCGCCGCGCACTGCTCATGATGTCGGTCAGGAAGGCCACAAAGCCCACCTCCCAGGACTTCAGACCCATGGCCGCACCAAAGCGCAGCGCGTCCTTGCCCTTGTGGGTCTGCGGCTTGTAGGCGCTGTGTGAATCCCACGCCTTGCCCATAAATCCTATTCCGCTGGGCGGGTCCGTCACAAGAGCGTCTACGCTGGCGTCTTGCAGGCTGGACAGCAGCATCAAGGCGCCAGTGTTCTGAATATCGATCCTCATGCCTCGCCCCCTTCCGGCCACGCTCGACGACCGCGGTATCGGATCGTCCCGCCATTGCTCAGATTGATCAGCGCATTGATCACCTGCGCCCTGGTCAGTCGATGCCTCCCACGGCGAAATGCCTTGTAAATCTCGTCCTGATGGACACCTGGGCGGCGGCACACCAGGGCTTTTACGCGCTCTTGAATGGTCACCTCTGACCCCCTTGCGGCCCGTGCGTCGGCCAGTACGGGCGCACCCATACCGTTAGCCTCTTGGCCACCTTGATCCAGTCTTCCTTCGTGGCTTTCGTCCTGCCGTCGCTGCGGACGTCAAAGGCCACGGCAGTGCCCAGCGCCTTTGCAAGGCACACCACCAGCGCGGTATCCCAGCCAAGATCAAAGCACTCGACCATGTGCCTGCGCAGGCTGGACAAGTCCTCTACCACTTCCCGGTCGTCGTCCTTGGAAACCAGAACCTCCACAAAGGATCCCTTGACCACATTCTGTACGTCGAGGGGCCTGAATCGCTCAGGCGCAATCCCCAAGCAGCTCCCCACGGTCGGGCCGGTGTCGGGGTGGTCGCCGGGCCTGTGATCCAACAGGGGCTTTACAGGCTGGCTGGCTGTCTGGCTCATGGTGCGGCCTCCGCGCTCTCGGCCTCGGCTTTGTCGGCGGCGTCGTTGAGTACCCGCGCCAACTGGCGAGCCTGATCCGGCGTCAAGTTTGCGCAAGCGTGGACGCCGACGAGGCCAGATCCGTCGGGGTAGCGCCACACCTGCGCGGAGGCGTAGCCGCCTCCCGCGATCCCCGCTTGTCTCCAAGTCCCATAATCCCAGCCCTTATCGGTGCCGACGCTGAAAGCGCCGGGCTCGTCTGTCCACTTGCTCATGGCGCACCCCCTTGCTCAAATTGGCCGCGCTGCGCCAACCAAGCGTCAATCTCCAGCGCCACGTCCACGGGATCGCCGTGGCGTATGCGGTCCTTCCAGTACGGCGACAGCTTCTCTCCCCAGATCTCCCGCTCAAAGGCGATGGCCTCCAGCTGCTCGGCCAGCTTGCGCTCACGCCGGGTGGCCAGACGGACCTCTTTACTCACCGAATCAAGTACAAATCTCACCGGTCGTCCTCCTTGGCCAGGGACTCAAAGCGCACACAGGGGGCGCGGAATCGCAGCGTGACTTCCCCCGTGCCGCCGTGGCGATTCTTGCCCGTGATGACCGAGGCAAGGCCCTGTTGGTCGCTGTCGGCGTTGTAGTATTCGTCGCGGTAGACGAAGAGAACCTGGTCGGCGTCCTCTTCGATTCGCCCAGAGCCGCGCAGGTCGGCCAGTGTCGGGCGCTTGTCTTGGCGACTCTCCAGCTTGCGATTGAGCTGGGCGAGGCAGAGCACGGGGCAGGAAAGCTCTTTGGCAAGCAGCTTTAGGCGCCGGGATGCCGCCGAGATCACATCAAAGTCTTCGCTGCTGTGGCCAGGGTCGGCGCCCAGCAGCTGGAGGTAGTCCACGACCACCAGCTTCAAGCCCCCCTCGACCTGCCGGTGCTGGGCGCGCGCCCTGGCACACACCGCCGAAATCGTGGCGTCGGGGTCGTCGTCGTAGTAGAGCGGAAGATCCTTGATCGACTTCGCCGCTTGGATGATCTGCGTCATCTGGTCAGGGCGCATCCGGCCCCGCGCCACGTCCTGCACCCCAATCCGCGTCTCCTGGGCCATCTGCCGGTCAATGAGGTCTTCGGTGCTCATTTCGAGGCTGGCGAAGTAGACGGCCCCGGCGCTGCGGGCGACGTTGGCCGCAACCTGCTGGGCCAAAGACGTCTTGCCCATCGCCGGGCGCGCGGCGAGGATGATCAGGCGGTCTGCGCCGAGGCGCCCCAGCCTCTCGTCAAGATCAGGAAAGCCACACGACACACCGGGCTCTTCCTCGCCGTCAGCCTTCGCCAGGAAGCGCTCATACCAGCCCTTGAGCCTATCCCCGACCCTTGCGCAGCGCTTGGAGACGAAGCTACCAGACACGGCGTCCATCTTCTTTGTCAGGCCCAGCACCACGGCGGTGGGGTCCACACCGGGGTCTGTCTCGATGGACGCCATTGTGTCACGACACCCAGCGGAGATCCTGCGCAGGGCGCTCCACCGCTTGACCACGGCGACGTACCCGGCGGCATTGGCGGCGCTGGGCGTGGCCGAAGTAAAGCCCGCCAAGATGTCCATACCGCCGATGCGCTCCACGCCCTCGATACCCAGGGCCTCAAAGAGCGTCACAATGTCCACCGGCTGGCGCTCGGCCTGGAGCTGCTTAATCGCCGCCCACA